ATGAGCGTGGCAAGGTTACTGCGATAAGCATTGCTGCCGCTCAGATGGAAGCTGGCACCTTTGATGTGTTAGGCACAGAAACTAAGCCTGCCGATCAGAAGGCAGCTTTGATAAGTGTGCTTGCGGACAAAACACCGGCACAACAATTCAAGGTTCTTGCTAATAACAACCTTACTTTCGCGCCTCTCAAAGGCTCTTTGATTGGAGCAGCTACGGAAGGTTTGAGTGCAACTTACAATGAAGAGACTGTCACCAAAGCGCTTGAAACATACAGATTAGCCAAGCCGTTTGGCGATGCGGTTGTTAACAATCACACTGATGAAACCACTAGAGCTTTTTTTGAATCTATCATCGCCTTAGAAAGTTTTGGCACTGAGACATCTGATGCAATCAGACAGGTAAATCTGTCTTCACAGACCGAAATAGATGTAAGCGCAAGATACAACACCGTCAAAGCTGCGGTTGATGGAATACAAGATAAAAGCGTTACAACAATTTTTGGTTTTGATTTTTCAGGTGAGCGCGTCGAAAACCGTGTGTATTTACAAGAGAGCATCGAAAGGGTGTCCAAAATATACATTGGACTTGGCACTTTGTCCGCAGAAGACGCTGTTGAAAAAGCAGCGGCAGATGTTCTTTCAACGCACCTAAACTTGCGTGGCATTTTAACCCCAAAGTCTCCGTCCTATCCCGTAGAGATTGAGAAGATGGTTGATCTGGCGGCTGAAGACTTTGTAAAGCAAAACCCAACTTTCGACGTTGATGAAATATCTCTGTTCCCAGCACCAGGGCGTGTTGATGAATACTTTGTTTTGCAAAACGGTGTGGTCGTGACCGGCACAAATGTGAATGTTTATACGCTTGAAGACTTGCAGGCTCTCCGAGAGCAAGACAAGGCAGCAAGTGATGAAGAGCTAGTCCAGCGCAATCTCGTGTTGAGAGGGCTTACAGAGCCGCAACAAATCAGAGCGGAAATACAGCAATTAAACAGAGAAGCAAGTGCGCTTACAGGCGGCGCTCTTAGTCGCATCAGGCGAGAGCAAGGTGAAGATGCTGTTCAGGCAGCGATTGCAGAGCGAGAGGCCAAACTAGCCCGTGCGCAACAACTAAGTGACATATTAAAAGAGATGCAAGACTAAGAATGGCGCTTGATCCTGACAAAATTCAGATACGCAGACCTTTCAGCCTGCTGGAACAGCAAGAGGCTGAGCGTTTGTATGAAGAAGACAGGGCAAAAGTCACCTTTGGACAGGCTGTAGATGCTGCTTTTGCAGAAGAAAACACCATGTCGTGGCTGTTTAGTGGCTTGCCAGACTATGAGCCTGACCCAGATTTCCGTTTGACGCCTGAAAATCTTGCAGAGCTTACAGAGGGCATCCCTGAAGATCGGCGCGGGTTCATAACTGAGGCAGTCAGCCTGCCACATGCGCAGAAACTGCGTGAAAGGGCGCTTGCATCTCTTAAAAATCAAGAGACTTTGACAAAATACGGCTGGGGTGGCGTGGGTTTGCAGGTTGCGGCTGCAACTTTAGATGTGCCAGCGATTGCAGCGACGATTTTTACTGAGGGCGCTTTGGCACCCGTGATTTGGGGTGGCAAGGCAACCAGGTTGGCAAGGACATTCCGCGCTGCTGCGTCAAGTGGTGCGTCTGCGGCAGCGATTGAGTCCTATTTGGTGTCTCAAAATGCCATGAAAGACCCATATGACATTTTGTACGCTGCTGCTGGTGGTTTTGTACTTGGCGGCGCTACAGATAGCGTGTTTGGCGCTATATCGCGCAAACGCTACCGTGATGCCGGTCTTAAAATTATGAATGATACAGATCAGGCGCAGGCCGCAGATGTAAATACAGCCATGATAGATCGCGGCATAGATACCGGCGTTAGCGCTGCGGAAAACCCTGCCTCTAGGCCCATGCAGGACTTTGATATCCGTCGCGGCACTCAAGAATTGATTGATGAAACAGACGCAGAGCCTATGGCGGCGTTTGGCAAAATTAGATTTGACATGGTGGGTCAGCTTAAAAACAGCGGAATCGGTCTGACACGGCGCGTTGCGTCGTTTCTTGGTGAGGACGCTGTCCAACCAGGCGAAATTACTGCTGATCTTATGAAAACTGTCGGCACTAAGCGTGTTACAAACAAGTTTTACAGCACCTATGATCGCACATACAATGAGTGGGCCAAGGGCAGTGATGTTGGCCTTGTGAAAAGACGTTTTGACTCAAGGCGTTCAGAGTTTGGCAGGCTCGTTTCAGACGAAATAGAAGAGCCAGGATCATCGACCAATCCACATATCATAGAAGCTGCAAACAATGTTCGCGCTCTTTTCAGAGATATGCTGGAAGAAGCGAAACGCTCTGGTGTGAAGGGTTTCGACAGCATACCAGAAAACCCCAGATATTTTAGTCATCTGTGGGACGGACACAGGTATCTTGCTGCCAAAACAGAGTTTGGTGACAAACTGCCAAAACTTTTACAAAAGTCATTGCTCAATGCAAATCCCACTCTTGAAGAGGATATGGCAGAAGCGATTGCCAAGGGTATGGTAAATAAAATTATCAAGCGTGAAATTGGCATGGATGCTGGGCTGGCAAGAATGTTCAGCACATCAAACAAAGAAGCGTTGCGTGACATTTTACTAGAAGAAGAGATTGTTACAGAGGCGCAAGCAGATAGGATTATTGACCAGCTGGACTTTGATAGAGAGGGTGTAAGCCCCAGAGCCAGACGCAGGCTTGAGTTTGATTTGAGTGCCACAGAAGAGTTGAATGGTAAAACTCTACACATCAAAGACCTGATGGAACGCGACACTGAGGCTGTTGTAAATGCCTATGTGAATCAAATGCAGGGCAGAATAGCTCTGGCTAAGAAGGGTATAGAGTCAGACGCTGATTTTGAAAAAATAAAGAAAGACATTGAAGCAGCAGGTCTTGAGCTAAACCTTGTCGATCAAGCAAAAAAAGATATTGAAAAACTAGAGGTTTTGTATGCGCTGATTGCAGGACGCACATCGCCTTTGATTGCGAACCCAAGCGCAAATGCAAACAGAATCATAAGACTGTTGATGGACTACAGCTTCATCAGGGTTATGAACCAGGTGGGTTTTGCTCAGATTGCTGAATTAGGCAACGCAGTATCTATTGATGGAACCACGGCTTTGTTACGGGTTATTCCAGAGTGGAGAGCGATGGTCGCAAGGACTGCAAACGGAGAGCTTGAAGACAGAGTTTCGCGTGAATTAGAGGCTTTCGTTGCGCCTGGTGTTGATAGAAACATCAACGCGGCACTCAATAAGTACAGTTATGAAGATATGTATGGCCTGGGCAAGGGCGACACCATCGACAAGGCCATCGGTGTGATGCAGCCCCTCAAGCGCCTTACTGCCGATATTTCAGGTCTAGCTGGCATCACCGCTCTGTTTGAGCGTACCGCAGCAAAGATTGCAGCGCAGTCTTTAGTTGATTTGGCGTCTGGTGTCAGAAAGGCACGCATGAAACGGCTTGGTAACAGCACTCTTGACCAAGATATAGCAAGGCGACTCAAGAGTTTTGGTTTAGATGAGGAAATGTGGCCGCGTGTTGTAAACCAAATTAAAAAACACACAATAACTGTGCCGTCTATGTTCTCTCGTAGGCGCAAGCTCAAAGCTATCAATATGGACGCTTGGGACGATATAGATGCCAGAGATGCTTTGACGTATGGCATCGCAAGGTGGACGAGGCAATCAATTCAGCAGAACGATGTTGGAAATCTAAACATTCATATGACCAGCACGATGGGTAAGGTTTTGAGCCAGTTCAGAGCCTTTATGCTGGTGTCTCATGCCAAACAATTTTTGCATAATATTGAGCGTCGAGATTTTGCTGCATTTTCGTCTATGATGTGGTCACTGTTTTACGGTGGTAACGCATATATTTTGCAAACCCATGTCAACGCGCAGGGTAGAGAAGATAAAGACAAGTTTTTAGAAGAAAGTTTATCAGCAACTGAGATTGCCAAGGCTGCTTTTGTTAGAAGCTCTTGGGCAGCGTTGCTGCCAGGTATTGCAGACACCACTCTTGCGATTGCAGGACAAGACCCATTCTTTGGCTACAAAAGATCGACAGGTCTTGCTTCAAACCTTGTAACGGGCAATCCTGTGTTCGATTTGCTTGACACTGCACAAAGCGTAGCGCGTGGTGGTTCACGCGCTTTGTTCAACGAGGAGTATCAGTGGTCGCGTGGTCAGCAGCGTGCATTGAACTCTTTGTTGCCGTTTCAGAACGCTATTGGCATCAAAAATGTTCTGAATACAATGATGGATGGCCTGCCTGAAAGCTCAAGAGTGACTGAACAGTAAAAATGCGGTATAAAGCGTGTAGGAGTAACAAATGACGGTCAGCAGTCTTACAACCAAGAACAGTTATAGTGGCAACGGTAGCACGTCTGCCTTCAGCTATACGTTCAAGATTTTTGATGATGACGATGTTACGGTTATTATCCGCACTGACTCGACGGGTACAGAAACCGTCAAAACCAAGACTACGCACTACACAGTGTCCGGTGTGGGTAACGCAGGCGGCGGCACCATCACATTCACATCTGGCAACATCCCAGCGTCAGGCGAGACTGTTCTTTTGCTGCGAAACACACCGCTTACGCAGGCTACAGACTACACGCCAAACGACCCCTTCCCCGCCGCAACGCACGAAGACGCGCTAGATAAACTCACCCTTATCTCTCAGGACACTCAGGAGGAGATTGACCGCTCTATTAAGCTGTCGCGTGCCAACACGATGACCAGCACAGAGTTTACGGTGCCAGCGGCAACAAGGGCCAACAAGATATTTGCCTTTGATTCCAGCGGAGAGCTTGCGGTTACGCAAGAGATTGGCACTTTCCAAGGTGATTGGGCTGCAAGCACCGCATATGCAGTGCGTGATCTAGTCAAAGACACCAGCACAAACAACATTTTCATTGTGAACGCTGCGCATACAAGCTCTGGCGCACAGCCGCTTACGACAAACGCTAACAGCGCCAAGTATGACTTGATTGTTGATGCTGCGTCTGCGACCACAAGTGCCACAAATGCTGCATCATCGGCTACAGCGGCGGCATCTAGTGCCTCAACTGCCTCAACTCAGGCGTCAAATGCGTCTACAAGCGCCTCAACGGCCTCGACTCAGGCATCAAATGCCTCAACATCAGCATCTGCGGCGGCGACGTCAGCTACGGCTGCGGCAACATCTGCCACAGCGGCGGCTGCTTCAGCCACGGCGGCGGCATCAGCGGCTCTTGCACCCGTATCAAATGACACCTCTCCAGAGCTTGGTGGTGATCTAGATGTTCTAACACACGCCATCGTGTCGTCCAGTAATCGCAACATCGCGCTGACGCCAAACGGATCGGGTGTGGTGAGAATAGATGGAAATGTTGATATACAAACTGGCGAGATTGTCCTCAAAAACGGTGGGTCGCAGTCAAATGTAAAGTTCTATTGCGAGTCCGGTAATGCGCACTATGCACAACTCACAGCGCCTGCACATTCTGATTTTTCTGGCAACGTAACTATAGTTTTGCCAGCGACAGCGGGTACTTTGGCGCTGACATCCCAACTGCCAACCTCCGGTATATCAAGCGGGAACGTGGCTACCTTTGGATCAGGTGTGGCTGACGACGATTTCCTTAGAGTCAACGGAACCACAATAGAAGGCAGATCAGCGTCAGAGGTGCTTTCTGACATCGGTGCAACCACAGCTACCGCTGCGGCAAACGAGGCCACAGCCTTGGCCATCGCACTTGGCTAATAGGAGAAACAAATGGCCAACACATTCAAAGTAATTACAAAAGCTGGGGTGACATCATTAGATGTTATCTACACGGTGGCGAGTTCTACAACCACGGTGGTTTTAGGGTTAGTGTTGGGCAACACCACGGGAAGCCAGGTCACATCGACAGTTACGCTAAACACTGATACCGCTGCTAGGTCTGGCGCAAATGACGAGGCCAACCAGGCGGTCGAGCTTGTAACCAACGCACCCATCCCCGCAGGATCATCACTAGAGCTTCTTGCTGGCAACAAAGTGGTGCTGGAGACAACTGACGAAATCAAAGTGTCAGCTACCGGCGCAGTAGATGTTGCACTGTCTGTTATGGAGATCACCTGATGCCCTACCTCGGAGTGAAACCAGCCGACATCACCAGCGCCACAGAAGCAGAGATTGCTGGCGATCTGACCGTTGACACCAACACACTGCACGTCGATGCGGCTAACAATCGTGTGGGTGTGGGTACAACTTCTCCAGCAGACCATCTGGCAGTGGTGGCAAGCGGCGCAAACGCACATATCAGTGTGGACAGAAGCGACGGCGCAACCGGCAGAACGGTTCTAATCCACAGTTCATCTGGCGGTCAGCTACAGACTACAGGTTCTGTTCCTTTAATTTTTGGCACTGCCGACACAGAACGTGGACGGTTTTTGTCTGGCGGCGGCCTCACCTTTAACGGCGACACGGCGGCGGCAAATGCGCTGGATGATTATGAGGAGGGTACTTGGACGCCTGTCGTTGCTTTTGGTGGTGGCACAAGTGGAATAACATATGGAACCCAGTTTGGTCGCTACGTCAAAATCGGTGAACAAGTCATGCTTCAATGCACTATTTCTATGACTTCAAAAGGCAGTAGTTCCGGTGCAGCTAGAATACAAGGGATGCCGTTTAATCAGGGTGGCACAGGCTTTCACTGTACAGGTATGCAAATGTTCAATTTTACAGGTGGCACAGAGTATGTAGTGGCACAAACTGCCGGGGGTAGTAACGAGGTTGCTGTAATTCGTTTGGGTGCTGACCAATCACTTGATGCCAGTGATTTTGCCAACAACACCGGCATCAGATTTTCAATCGTTTACAGAATTTAACCCCACCAGCCGGTAGGGGTTGGACAGGTCGCACAGCGACGATAAACAGAAGGAGTAAACAATGGCACTGACAAAAGAATTTGAATACGACTGCGAGGTGCGTGGCCCATACAAGGCTGTGCAAGTTCGCCAAGCAACCGTCATCAAGGATGATGGCGTGGAGATCAGCCGTAACTATCACCGGCACGTTCTGCATCCCCGCACCAAGTCTGGCGATAGCTGGGGCGACACCGACATCTCTGGCGAGGATGCCAGCGTACAGGCGGTGTGCAATGCCGTGTGGACTAGCACAATCAAGTCTGCCTACGAGACTTTTGCAGACAGCCAAGAAACACCATAAGGAGCCAGATAGATGGCATACATTGGCAAAAGCCCAGATGGCACTGGAGTTCGTTCACGCTTCTACTACACGCAGACCAGCGGCGGTGGCACTAGCGTCAGCGGCTCCAGCGACGACGGCACGACACTTGCGTTTAGCGATGGCGCTTACGTCGATGTATTCCTCAACGGCGTCCTGCTTGTGGCTGGCACTGACTACAACACCAACACCGCAAACACCATTGCTGGCCTAGCTGCCTTGGCTAACGGCGATGTGGTCGAGGTCGTCGTCTATGACATCTTTACCGTTGCTGACACTGTGTCGGCACTGAATGGCGGCACGTTCTCTGGTGCAGTTGGTTTCAGCGGCGGCATCACTGGTGATTTGGCCGCAACAGGACATGCCTCTGTAGGTGTTGACGCTGTAGATGCGACAAGGGCATTGACTGTTGCTGGCTCAACAGATGACTCCACAGCATCAGGGCTAGTTGTTTACAACTCTAGCCTCGCATCAAAGTTCTCAGTGCGTAATGATGGCCTGATTACCACTGCTGGCAATATACAAGTTGGCGGCGATATTCGCATCGGCGGAACCGGCAGTGCCAATGCTCTCGACGATTATGAGGAGGGTACGTTTACGCCATCTTTTACAAGTGGCGTGGATGGTGGGGCTACATACAGCTACCAGCTTGGAAGATACACAAAAATAGGACGACAGGTCATAGTTGAAGTTGATTTAGACCTGAACTCGTTTAGTGCGAATAGCTCAACTGTCAAAATCGGCACACTACCCTTTTCATCAGATACTTCCGCACCCTATGGCGGCGGTTTTTTCACATATAATGGAGGATTTTACAATTCTCTTGCTGCGTGGTTCGTAGCAAATAGTGCTAGCACTGCTGCTTTGTATCGACAGTCTGACGGTGCGGCTTTAGCAGGTAATTCCAGTGGGATGAACATGGGCGCAACCTGTCGGGCAATTATAATATACACAGCGCAGTAACGGAGCATCCTATGAGCAGAGCTAGAGATTTCGCAGACCTCGCCGGTTCGGCTGATAATTTGGAAGGTCTTGTAAAAATATCCTCAACCACCGTTTCTTCTGCGGTTGCGTCTGTTGACCTGACCGGTATGAGTTCAACATACGATTTTTATAAGTGTCATTTTACCCTGACCCCCGCCACAGATAACGTGAATGTTTTTGTAAGGTTCATAAATTCTAGTGGCAGCGCTATTTCTAGCTCTGAGTATGGACACGGACTAGTAAATGAAGGTGGCGGTTCTTTAGTGAACAGTAACTCAGCGAACACTATGGAGATAGGCTCTTCTGTTGGGTCTGCTTCAAATGAAAGCATGTGTGGGGTTTTGACGATTGGCCCTGCCAATTCCACCACACATCCCTGTTCTCTGTACGGACAGACAACATTTATTAACACCAGTGGAAACCATCAGGGTACGGTTGTAATGGGCAGCTTTAAGTCTGGCTCTTTCCAAGTCATCACCGGGTTACAATTCAAATGCAGCAGTGGAAATATTGAGGCAGGCACATTCACTCTTTATGGGGTGGTAAAATGAAAAAGTATTTAAACGAACAGTTAGTTGATATGACTGCTGATGAGATTGCAGCGCGTCAGGCAGAAGAAAAAGCGTGGGCAGATGGCACGGCTGAGCGGAACTTGTCTGCCCTTCGCAAAGAGCGTAACAATCGACTCGCTGAAACTGATTGGTGGGCCAGCAGCGATTTGACTATGACCACTGAGCAAACAACATATCGTCAAGCTCTGCGTGACATCACAGACAATGCCACCAGCCTCGATAATGTAAAGTGGCCGACAAAACCATGAGCAAGCCCACCGTCACATCCATCAAATCTGAACTCGACACCCATGAGGCGGTGTGCGCTGAACGCTGGAAGGAAACAATCCTGCGTATCAAGCGTATTGAGCATATTATGATTGGCACTGCTGGCACGACGATTGTTTTGTTGTTAGGAATTATTATTAATGAATGATCCATGTCTTTCTTTTGTTTGTTTTTGTTGGGCTAGGTGAGGATAAGCGGCTCGTTAGTAACGATATGTATTTTCGCAGTGTTGATGACTGCGTGTACTTTGCACAGAGACTGCACAAACAGGGACAGAACATCACCGCTTACTGTCTGCCAAAAGTGGTAGACGAAAACACAAAGGTCTACTGATGGACCCAATATCAGCAATGGCAACTGCCTCTGCCGCCTTTTCAGCCCTCAAGAAGGGCTTTGCTATTGGGCGCGATTTAGAGTCAATGGCAGGAGATTTGTCCCGTTGGATGGGTGCGCTTTCTGACCTAGACCAGGCCGAAAAAGAGGCCAAGAACCCCCCCATATTCAAGAAACTGTTTGCCGGTCAAAGCGTAGAGCAAGAGGCCATCACTGCGTTTGCAAACAAGCAAAAAGCGGAACAGCAAAGATACGAGCTTAAACAATGGATTAGCCTCACGCTAGGCAGGTCCAAGTGGGAAGAACTGGTCAAAATGGAAGGCCAGATTCGCAAGCGTAGACAGGAAACCCTTTACAGACAGAGAGAGCGCCGTCGCAAGTTCGTAGAGATTGTCGCCTGGACGATCATGATTGGCGCAGGTATGGCCGTCCTTACATCCTTTGTCTTGCTTCTCAAGTCACACTCGGCCAAGGCCAATGATTGGGCGAATGACATGACTGTGTGTAGGCTTGTGAAATGTATGAAGATCAACAAAACGCAAGAGGCTTGCGTGTTCAGGGGTGCGCACAATACACAGGAAACGCTGTTCTTTGAGTATGGCGAGTGGAAGCCGCGTGAGTATTTGTGTCAGTGGAACCCAGATCAGCCGCCGCCACCCAATGTGTATGATGTATTAGAGGCCATCAAGGAGAGCCAGTGATGACGGTAGAAGATGTAGCAAGGAAGATGCTGGAGTTACGCATTTTACCGCGTTTTATGATGCTGATAATGACAGGTGTTTATGTGCGCTGTATTGAATGGGCGCTGTCGCAACCGGATTTGTCTACGCAACAAAGTGCGCTGATATCAGTGGTTACAGGTGCCATGACAGGTAGTCTGGCAGTCTGGCTGAACTCGGAGAAGCACTGATGTTACAAGCACTGATACCGGCTATCACAGAGCTTGCTGGTGGCTGGCTCAAAGGCAAGGCAGAGGAGAAGGCTGCACAGTCTAGGGTCAAGGTTGCCAAAGCAGAGGCTGAAGCAGAGGTGATGAAAGTTGCCGCCACACATGAAGCTGGCTGGGAAAAGATCATGGCTGAAGCCAGCAAGGATAGCTGGAAGGATGAAGCCTGGACGATTTTGTTCATAGTAATCATAGGCATGTGCTTCATCCCGCCCATGCAGCCGTATGTCAATCAGGGCTTTGCCGTGTTGGAATCCACCCCTGATTGGTTCCAGTGGGCCATGTATGCTAGTATCGCTGCGTCATTTGGTTTGAGAGGGATCAAGGGGCTGAAAAAATGAAGCGCAAGTTTCCAAAAGTTCCCAAGACAAAGGGCGGTGTGCCAAAAAAATATGTGCGCGGTGCCAAAAATCCTAAGAAGCGCGAAGAAGAAATCAAGCGCACGCGGCGTCTTTACAAACAAGGCAAACTCACCAAAGCTATGATGGATCGCATTAGCAGGGAGAGGAGTCGCGGATGAGCAAAGCAGCCGTCATCGCCAAATATTCCAAGTCTTCTGGCATATCCAAGTCAACTCTCAGTAAGGTGTACTCCAGGGGTTTGGGTGCATACTATTCCCAGGGCAGTAGACCCAAGGTTTCTGCGCATCAGTGGGCGGCCGGTCGTGTTCGTTCGTTTGCCACGGGCAAGGGCGGGGCGAGAAAGGCAGACGCCGACTTGCTGCGTAAAAAGAAAGGCAAGAAAGCATGATGAAGAAAGCCACAAAGGCAAAGGTGAAGACCGTTGCCAAGAAGCTGCGCGGTGCATCCAAAGCACACGCGGGGCAAGCCAAAATGCTTGAGTCTTTGTTGAAAAAGCCAAAGCGTAAAAGGAGAACATGATGCCTGGTAAGAAACTTTCTCCCAAGCAAAAGAAACTTGCACAGGTTGCTGCGCCACGCAACAAGATCACTGGCGCTGACTTTGCCAAGCTGCGCAAGGGCAAAAAGAAGAAAGCAAGGGCATGAATTTAGAAGTGCTACGCGAACAGATTTC